TATAATTTAAGGAATCTAAAATATGGCAAACACGACATCAGCAAGTTTAAAATTAACGGTTCAGGCAACTGGTGAAAACTCAGGAACTTGGGGCCAATTTACTAATACCAATTTATTAATTCTTGAACAAGCTATTGGTGGCTACACAGGTGTAGCATTAAATGCAACTACAGGTGCTACATTAACTTTTTCAAATGGTGTTTTATCCAATGGTAAAAATCAAGTTATAAAATTAACAGGGACTATTACTTCTAATGTAAATGTAGTTATTCCAGATGGAATTGAAAAAACTTATATTATTGAAAATTCTACTGTAGGTGCATTTGCAGTAACTTTTAAAACTAGTTCTGGAACTGGGATTACATGGAGCACAACAGATAAAGGTAAAAAAATTTTATATTCAGATGGAACAAATATTTTAGAAGGAATCACTTCTACAGGTAATATAACTACAGGAGCTATTACTGGATCAGGACATATTATACCGGGTGCAAATGATACTTATGACCTAGGAACTAGTGTTGCAGTTTGGAGAAACATATATACAGGTGATTTACACCTAAGTAATCAGCTAAAATCTGAAGGAAATATAGTAGATGGCACTAAAGGAGATTGGACTTTACAAGAAGGTAAAAATGATATATTTATGATAAATAATATATCTGGAGAAAAATTTAAAATTAAACTAGATAAAATATAGGAGATTAAAAATGGGATTGTTTTCAGGCGGAACAGAAATTATAAACAATGGAGAATTGTTAGAAGGTGGTATTCCAACAGCAACGATTGTACCTTGGACTTCAGCATCTGTTCCCTCAGGATTTTTAGAATGTGCGGGTGCAGCAGTTTCAAGATCAACTTATGCTGCATTATTTGCAATCATAGGTACTACTTACGGCGCAGGTGATGGTTCAACAACTTTTAATGTACCAAATCTTCAAGATAACGTTGCAATAGGTAAATCACCTACTAAAACTGTGGGCTCAACTGGTGGAGCAAACACAGTAACTCCAACTGGAAACATTTCAGGTTCAACAGCAAACGCAACTTTATCAACAGCACAACTTGCATCACATAGCCACAGTTTTACAGCCGGAAACCCTGCACCGCAAAACAACCCCTCTCAATTTGCATCAACAAATGCACCTCAACTGCAACCTGGCAACAAAAACACAAACAATGCTGGTTCAGGCGATGGTCACTCACACAACATGAGTGCAAACTTTGCTGGAACGGCTAATTCAGTGGTTCAACCTTATTTAACAGTAATATATATAATTAAAACTTAGGAGTAAAAATGGCAAGCAAAGGAAATTGGACAGTAATATTTGAAGATAAAATAATTATAAAAAATCATGCAGAAGGTGCTTCCGAAGGTATTGGTTATAAAATAGATAATGATGCTTTTTGGAATGATTCTAAATTTTCAAATATTTGGGCTATTCAATATGGAACTTCTGTTTCAACAGACGAAGTAGAGTACAGAGATTCAACACCTCACTCCTCATTTGTTGATGCTAATCTAGGAGATATAAGTCAATTTACTAACAAATGGGATTCAGAGCATTTACTTCAATTACAAGCTAATTGGGACAGTGACACTAGAGATGAATCTGAAAAAGGTGTTAGACCTACTTCTTACTCTTCATAATCTTTTACAAACAAAGTCGCACTGTATCTTTTTAAATTAGGTACTTTACTAGCGTGTGCTGAGTGTATTTTAAGGGATGGAAACATTATTGCTCTATTTTCTCTAAATCCAATATGCATATCTAAATTACAGTTACCCTCTTCTCCTGCGTAAAAAACAGTTCCATTAGTTACAGCAGTTGGCCCCGATATCATAATTAAAATATTTAAAATTCCACTTTGTGTATCGACATGGGGTTTAAAATGATCTAAATTTCTTAGGTCTATTCCAGAAGCAGTGTTGATTTCATTAATTTTTATTTTAAATTTTAACTCTGCTTGTTTTTTAAATAATTTTAATAATTCAGGGTTGTTTTCAAATTCCCACCTATTACCGTAATGAGTCTTTTTGTTTTTTTCAAGAACATTATCAAAATATCTTGGTGTATAGAATGCTTTATTTAAAGCAAAATCTTGTACAATTTCTAAATCACTTTTTTCAAAGAAATTATCTATTATTTTTATCATTACCTCAGCATCATCCAAGATGTTAAAATATATTTTTCACCTGACAAAGGTGGATTTCCTCTGTGAACATATGGAAAACCTGCAGGCCAAATAACTATTCTACCAGTCTTAGGTTTTACTCTTTTCGAAAAATGCAAAAACTCTGTTTCTCCTCCTTCTTCTACATCATTTAAATAAATAGAAAAAACAAAAGCACGAGGTTCACTTTCAAACTTTCCATGTTCTATATGCCAAACATGATAACCTTCTGTAGGTAAAGTTTTTTGAATCTTTAAATTAGTAAAATGCAAAGGAACTCCGTAAGCAGTTCCTGCTCCAGTATTTTCTAAATAATGCTTTAAGGCTAGATCAAAATTAAATATCATAGTCTTTAAATTTTCCCACCAAACATCTATGTTAGCACCGCTTGCAAAAAATTGTTGATCTTGTTTTAGTAAGATAGAAACTTTTTCATTAACTATTCTATTTACTGTATTATTAAATTTATCTTGATTTTCAAATAATTGAATTGCTTTATTACATTCTTCCTTTGTAATGTAATTATCATATACACCTATAAAATTATTTATATTTACTGTTTTTTCACTCATTTTTTTCTTCCTGTAGTTTTTAAAAAATTATCATAAGCATGTTTTGTATGAGGTCCATTTTTATTTACATAGTGAAAAAATACTTGAGCCATTCCTTCACCTTTATAAATACCTGGTCGCCAATGTTCTTGATCACATCCTGCATATAATACCGCATCTCCTTCTTCTAATTCAAATTCAGTTCCTTCAACAATGATAGGCCAATCATCATATTTTCTAATACAGGCTGTAACAGATATTTCGCATGATGGTCTATCTGTATGTTTAGATAAAGTTCCACCAAAAACATAATATCTCCAGTATGTATATGTTTGAAATAATTCTAAATTAGATTCTTTTTCAACTAATGGTAATTTTAAATCAAGTAATGCATTCATTAAAGGATCATTGTACCATGCTGGGGAAAAAGACTGACCATCTAATTCGTAGTCTTTATTTAAGTCTAATTTGTTATAACAATATTTTTGAAGTAACTCTAATTCTTCTTTTGAAAAGAAATTTTTTATTAATTTATAATTTACTGAAGCCATTATGCAACTATACTATACCTTGTTCCTTTCGTAAATATTCAAATTGAAGTTCTGTACCACCCCTAGGGGGATTTATCAATGACATAACTTACTGTTATTCTCCAATATGGTATTTTTTTAATTTCTTGAGATCTATGAATTTTATTAGAATCAAATAATACAAAATCACCGGGTTTATATTTAATAACTTGACCTTCTATATTTAACTCACCTCCCCATTCTTCTGCCCATTGTGGAGTTAAAAATCCTATAATACTACAATGACTATTACTACCATTATCAATGTGAAATTCAGTGTAATGATTATCATTCTGAGCATTTAATGCAATTCTATTAATAATTCTTTTTAAAGAAAAATTATGTTGTTCATTTAATTTTTGATTTATTCTATCAAATAAACAATTAAAATAACCAATCCAATATGGATCATTATAAAAAACTTTTTCATTTTCAACAAATGAAACACCAGGAAAACTTCCTCCTAATCTTTCACCTGAAGAAGCTCTATTTAAATGCCACATATTTCGGTTTATTAATCCATCATATAAATCAAAACTATCTTGTAATGTTAAAACGTTATTTATTATTTTTATCATTCTTTTGAAAAGAAATTTTTTATTAATTTATATTCTACTGCAGCCATGCGACAATACTATATCTAGTTCCTTTTGTAATAGGTTGAATACCATGTGGGTACATGAAATTACTAGGAAAAAATACAATAGATCCTTTACCAAGTTTTAATTTTTTTATTTCATTTCCTTTTTGATCTGTAAAAATCAAATCCCCACCTTCATAATTATCATTTAAATTCATAATAATACTTAGATGTCTGTTTGTTGTTGTATAATGATCAGTATGGATTTTATATTTTCCCCCTGGATTATATTTTAATAAGTCTATTTGATTTATTTTACTGCTATCCATTTCAGGAAATTTTATTTTATAGTAAACATATAATCTTTCAATTTCTTGTTTTATAAAATTCCAATAAAAAAGGTTGGTAGGTGTTTCAAAATCTAAATGATATCCTTTTACGTTTCTTATGTTTTTATCTAAACCTGTTCCAACTTCTAGATTTTTTTTAGCTTTTTTATTTATTAAAGGAACTATTTTATCTATAAAATCAGGAGATATTATCTTTTTTACCTCAACAACTGCTTCTAAATGGTCCATAATTATGTTACTTTCATTATCTATAAAATTAATATATAAACCATTATATGCTACAAAAATTAAATTTCAAGCCTGGTTTTAACAAAATGGTCACAGACTCTGGTGGAGAATCACAATGGGTCGATGGTGACTTTGTAAGATTTAGATATGGACTTCCTGAGAAAATAGGAGGCTGGTCACAACTTACTAATTCCAATAATACCTTACCAGGTGTAGCACGTGCACAACATGCTTTTACTAGCATCGCTGGTGAAAAATATGTAGCTATTGGCACATCTCAAGGTTTATTTTTATATTATGAAGGTGAGTTTTTTGATATTTCTCCATTAGACACAGCAATCACAGGAGCCGACTTTGATGCAACAACTGGTTCTGCAACCGTTACGGTTAATAAAACTGCACATGGATTACAAGATGGAAGATATGTAACATTTTCATCTGTTACTGTTCCAACAGGTTCAGGTTATGCCACATCTGATTTTGAAGATAACACTTTTGAGGTTTTAAATAAAACTGCAAATACTTTTGAAATTACCATGCCCTCAAATTCAACTGGCACAACATCTGGTACAGGATCAGCACAAATTGATCCTTATGTAATTGTTGGTCCAACATTTCAAACTGCAGGTTTTGGTTGGGGTACAGATACATGGGGTTCTGATACATGGGGAACTGAAAGTGCAAACAGTGACGTAATTTTGGATCCAGGTTTATGGTCATTGGATAACTTCGGTCAAATATTAATTGCAACTATTCACAATGGTAAAACATTTACTTGGAATGCAGGAGCTGTTACACCTAGAACAATTAGAGCAACCATTATGTCTGGTGCTCCTACTAAAACAATTTTAACACAAGTATCTGATAGAGATAGACATGTGTTTCATTTTGGAACCGAAACAACCATCGGTGATCCAACAACTCAGGATCCAATG